GCTTACGATGCTGGCTAACGTCTCCTGTATAGGTATAAGTGAGCCAATTCATTAATAGTCCTATCATGTTACCCTCTCTGTGTGTTTATGGTGGAGTCGCCGGGTACTGCCCCCGGGTCTTGCCGCCTTATTCCATTGCTATCAACAACAGTAAGTTATTTATAACAGAGAGTTAAGGTATTGTCAACTAAAAACACACTGTTGGGCTCCCAGTCTTGTCCCAACTTTTCTCTTGCGAGTTGTGAGTTCCCCTCTTCACAGGCGGGGCAGTGTGTTAAATGAAACTGTTGTCATCGTCATGTGATGGATCATACTCATAAGTCACTAACTTATAAACCCAGAACACGATTAGAGCAATTGAAAAGATTACTAGCATGATTAGAAAGGATTCACATATGGGCCTTCTCTACTACCAGCCCTAGCAATTTCTCTCCAATATGAATGTGTGGCAAGATATTTTCCTTCTTTATTCTTAGTGCCATCGACGTGTATCCAAATGCCTTTTCCGGCTGCTTCTAATATACACCCTCGTATTGGGAGATTTGAAGCGATCCACTGTGCTCTTTTTATGTGTATGCTGACATCTTTCATGTCTCCACGCCATTGTAGGTCCATAGCAGATCCGTAGAAATGCTTACTCTTACCTGCACGTTTACTTCCGGGTTCTGCTCCTGGATAATCATATCCACCATTGAGAGTAAATCCTGGAAATTGTGCTCTTATTGGTTCTATTAGATTAACAGCCAACCAAGATAGATTTTCGATAAGTTGATCTACAGATAGTCCACCGGCTTCATACGCTCTTAATTTCCTATTAGGAGTAACGGCCGGAGTTATACAGAAATCCCCTAGTGTATAATGCTCGGATATCTTCATTGCGTAATTAACATCGGCTCCACCTGCTCCTTTAGCCATTGCGTCTTTCGATGGTGCATTGTCATTTGGAGTCACTGGGCCGGATGATTCCTGTGCTGCTGCTCTCCTTGCTCCTGTGTCATTTTGTATATAAGGATTTTGTTGACTTACCCTAGGAGGTATTCCGGGTATTTGTGCTTGTAGATTCCCTGGTAATAGTCCTTGTAATTGATTTGGAGGTATTAGATTCTCAGCTAATCCTGGTCCTATTTTTTGAGATAGTCCCGATAATGCTCCCATATTTGGCAATGATAAATTACCTGGTAATATAGGTATTCTACCACTAACACTACCACCAATCAATGCTGCTAAAGGATTCATCATTGATGATGACGCTAATCCTAACACACTAGTTGGTATGGAAGTAGGAACTCCTGCTGCTCGTAATGCTACGTTAGCAGCCAATCCTAACACTTGCGAATTTACAGGAACACCATTTTTTTGATTGAGCGCAACATTAGTAACTATACCAACAACATTAGCTATAACACCGGCAGTAGATGCACTTGTTCCTAATGCGTTCCTTGCTATATTTCCTGCAACATTTCCAGCAGCGTTAGATAATAGGGCATTACCAAAAGTACTGGCTATATTAACAGGTACTGCTCTCGATCCACTCATCCTAGCAACTGCTTGGGCACCTAATGCTCCAGTTAATCCCGATACAGCAGCAGGTCCTCCTGTTAAACTTCGTAATGCTTGTCCAGCAATTTGTCCCAATGCTGCTCCTGCTACTAAATTAGTCAATCCACTTAACTGTACAGGACCTTTACTTACTAGGCCAGCAACTGCACCCAATGGTAATAATGACTTAAATGCCGGAGGTAATAGTGATGTAAACTTAGACAAAGACGCTTGTGGTATCCCCATCATAATACCTTCTAATGCAGGTACTACTCCGCCCAATACTCTAGGTGCACCATTTAAAACTTTAACTAACTGATCTTTAGCCATTCCTGGACTAGAAGAATTGTCTAGTTCATCTCCGGACTTACATGCACCAACAGCAGCCTCGGCATTTTTAGCAGCCGATGCTAATGTTCTAGCGTTTGGAATTGGTGGATCTTTATCTGGAGTTCCTTGTGCTTTTTTAGTAATATCAGTATCTCTTTTAGGAGGTTCTACTGTAGCCGTGGTTGTATTGCCTTTGTTATCAGTTGATGTAACTGTAGCAGTCGTTCCTGTTTCAGCGGCTTTTTGTGTAGCCTTTTCTTTGGCTTCAGCAGCAGCATCAACGACTGTATTTGGTGTTGTTGTCGTTTCTGAACTTGTTGGAGGAGTATACTTTTGCGATATTTCTTCAGCAAAAGGTATATCGTCTCCGAAATCTGATACTGGTTGATATACAGCAAATAAGAGAATATCGCATCCGTTACCATCTGCTAATCCCAGAGCCCATTTTTTCGATTCTACTCTATAATTGGCTAGAGTATTGTTCGGAGGAGCGAGTTTAAATTCTTTTCTAGATTTCTTTACAAAAGGTTCGTCGGCCATGACAATATTTAGCCGGCCGATACAGTCCCAGATCCAGTAGCAGCATCTCCGCAGTCCGCGGTATCCCCTGCTCGGCATACTGCTATTCCGTTTGCAAATACAGTGCCGGATCCTGTTTCCATCTTTGGAGCAGCATGTTTTGCTATACCATGTCCTGCTACAGCATCACCTATCCGGACCACTGCTTTGTTTTCAACAAAGACAGTTCCAGAACCTTCAATAATGGTTCCACCAGCAGTGTCAGTATCTTTTCTAGATATTCCGGGCATAGCAATATTTATCCACTAAATTAGTTTACCAAAAGTACCTGCGCCAACAGGAACAATACTAGAAGTTCCCTTGATATACTGATTGGCTGTATCTCTATCTGTTATAGCCAATGCGATAACAGCAGTCTTTGGGATATCAATGTTTCCTTCAATTTCAGCAGTGAACAGGAATGGAGTCATTGCAACTCCAGTCTGCGTTACAGATAATACAAGTGGCTTATATACCTTATAAGTAGTTTCACCGACATCGGTTAACCTAGTAATAACTTCTTCACCAGTTATTAACTTAAGAGTATGCACTTCACCTGTCTTTAACTTTTCGATTATCATGCAGCGTCTTTCTGATTAATCGTTTCTCTAATAGAATTTGGATCTTGCTTAGTTAATCCAGTATAACCGCCCTCTACTAGTACAGAACCATTGAAGTATATCTGTGGCACTGTCTTATGTCCTTGCGACTTGATAAATTCTAATGCGCTAGAATCTGCCATAACATCGATAACTTGATAGGGTAGACTATTATGCTCTAACCAAATCTTTGTGCGATCGCAATAGGGACAATTAGGCTTGCTATATACTGTTATCATTTGTTCTTCTTCTTCCAGGTCTTTGTCTGTCTACGTTTTGTAGCAGACTTAGCCATTGACTTTACTACGCTTTTCTTTGCCATTTTACTTCTCCTTATAAAGAAAATCCTGCGAAACTCTTTTCATCTACGTCTTGTTTGACACCGCCGTTAATATAACTAGTTATCTCTGTTTCCTGAGGAGCAACTTGAACTTCAGCACCTGAGATCCACTTCTGTGTCCATGGTAGAGGGTTTGCTCCTCCCTTGTACTTAGTTGGTAGACCAATGGCTGTCATTCTTTTATTAGCAATCCACTCTACATACTCGCATAGCAACTGATAGTTAAGCCCAATCATAGAACCGTTTTTGAATAGATATTCAGCCCACTTCTTTTCCTGATCAACAGCGGCTTCAAATAATGCTACTGCTTGATCCTTACACTCTAGTTCAATCTGGGCAAAGTCTGGATCATCCTTAGGAAGTATCTTTAGAAGTGTCTGTGTTCCTGCTAGATGTAGATTTTCATCACGAGCGATAAACTTAATGATCTTAGCATTACCTTCCATCTTCTTGACTTCAGCAAATGCCCACGAGCAAGCGAAACTAACATAGAAACGTATACCTTCGAGCACGTTAACACTCATAATAGCCATCCATAATGCTTTCTTATGCTGATAAGGAATGGGTACAAGATGTCCATGTGTAGCACTAGCAGCACGTTGATTCATATCAATTAAATTATCATAATACTTGCTAATGTCAGTAGCACAATCGGCAATCTCAGCAATGTCCAGCATCTCATCAAATATCTTGCTTGGATTACTATAGATGTTACGTATAATATGTGTGTAACTCTTAGAATGGATAGTCTCACTAAATGTCCAAGTAGTGAACCAAGTTTCAAGTTCTGGCAATGAACAGATCGGCCCAAACGCAGCACTAGGGGCACGACCTTGTACACTGTCTAAAAGTATCTGTCGTTTTAGATTGCTAGTAAAGATATGCTGTTCATGTACTGTTAGATCTTTAAAGTCCTTAGCATCACGTAGGATATCAACTTCCTGCGGTTGCCAAAAAAATCCTAACTGTTTATCAGTAAGCTTATCAAACTGCTTATATTTTAGTGTATCATAACGTTGTATAGTGACTCCTCCATTAGGATCAAAGAACGCTAGTGATTTTGTGTGGTCAGACTTATTGTTAGTGTCAAATACGGTCATATTACGCAGCTTTCACATGACTCCTGATCTGGTAGGTCATCTAATGGTTGTTCGTCGATCTTGTTTACGTCAATTTCGCCTTGACCATCATAACTGTTAAAATAGTATAGTTGCTTTCCGCCATATCTATAAAACTGTAAGACATGCTTTAGCAACTCACTCATTGGGATTTTTTCATCCGCATAATACTGTGGATTATAGGATGTGTTAACACTAATACCCTGATCAATATACTTCTGTAATACAGCACAGATATTGAGATATCCTTCAGGAGTCTTTTGATCCCAAAGCAAATCATACTTATTCTTTAGTTTACGGAACTCTGGAACTACTTGCTTTAGTACACCGTGCTTGCTCTGCTTGACGCTAATATAACTACGTGGTGGTTCAATACCGTTAGTAGCATTAGCAATCTGCGCACTTGTTTCAGCAGGCATGATTGCCATTAGTGTAGCATTACGGATACCAAATGCCTTAAGATCTTCTCTAAGATCTGCCCATGGCATACGCTCTATATGTGGAACCAGTTCATCAATTTCTCTTTTGCGAGTATCAATCGGAACTATGCCCTTAGCATACTTTGTATCACTAGGCTTTCCACAAGGACCAAACTCCTTGGCTAGATTAACACTTGCCTTGATAAGATAATAGCTCATTGCTTCCATATATTCATCCACCTTTGGTAGGGCAGCAGCATCGGTATATTTAAAATCGTTCTTAGCCAACCAATATGCTAAGTTAATGATACCAACACCTAATGGACGATGTTCCTTTGTAGCTATCTCAGCGGCTTTTACTGGATAGTCTTGATAACTTAACAATGCATCTAATCCACGCACTGCTAGTTCACAGGGCTTTTCAAAGTCCTTG